ATTCTTCATTAGTTGGAGTATCGTCTGTTCTTATATACTCCTCATAAGATGTTGGGCCTTTTGTTGGTTTGGTTGGAGCAAACATACTAGCTGGCACACCAGACTCAGTAGCTCTTAGTATTTCTCCGTATTCTGGATAATCTCTTAAAAAAGATTCTCTTAACCTTCTCTGTCTTAACGCTTCATCTTCTTGCGCTTGCAACGCCATTCTTTGTGGATCACCAGACAAAGTAGCACCAGTACGTCTTAACGCTTGACTAAGATTTTGTATGCCAGCTAATCGTTGTGCTGCTGGAGATAATCTTGGGTCAGTAGTCGCACCCATTCTTTCCAAGCCTGTGCTTGCTCTTTGACCTAAAGTTCTTAATAAATCTTGTATTGCCATTTAATATCCACCTCTGCCTATTTCGTCTGGTGATAATACATTAGGTTGCTGAGGACTAAACAAACTACCTAAAAATGGTTGTGCTTGTCCATACAGTTCTAATCCAGAGGACAGTCGATCAAATATACCAGGGCTATAGCTTTGAGTTGTTGCTTGACTTGGCGTAACTCCACTCACACCAGTTGCTAGTAATCCAAGTTGTCGTTGCGGATAATCTAATGCTCTCTGGAACTCACCCCGCCCAGCAGCTATCGCTTGCTGTTGCAACGCTTGCTGTTGCCCGCCAATACCACCTAGTAAACCTAAACCACGATACTGCTCACCAAGTAAACCTTGTTGTAAGCCCGCTTGAAAACGTCTATTAGCCATCTCACGCGCAAGGTCTGATTCTGCTGCCGCTTGCGCCCGCCCAAAGCCCGCCTCACGCAGACCCGCTGAAGTTCGTGCCATTTGCTCGACATACGGTCTTTGTGACTCAGACTCTAATAATGCAGATCGAGAACCGCCAAATGCGCCCGCCCCAATAGCTCGTGCTTGCGCACCGCCTCTAGCAATATCTGCTTGACGTTGAATATCTTGCATAGATTGATCTATAACTTGAGAAGTAAATGGGCTTTGATATGCACTGATGTCTGCACCCAATAAAGACGGTGCTTGTTGCCCAGCTAAAGAGCTTAACTGACCCATTGGATCAAGTGCTTGACTGCGTTCAAACATGCCTCTGGTAGCACCAAATGCTTTTAATTGATCTGGCGAGAAACCAGCAACCATAGGCCCTGTGTAGGGTACAAACGGCTGTTGTGATGCAGCTTGTGCTTTCTCGTATAAATCCCTTTGTATTGCTTGAGTTTGTGGGTCAACCATACTTGATGCTTGAGTTTGAGCTTGTCCTCCGCTACCCATCAAACCTTTAACAGCACCAACTCCACTGGCTATACTTCCTACAGTTCCAGCTACTTTTCCCGCTGTTAATAACGCTGGTAATATTTGTGGCATATCGACTCCTATAAATCTTTACTTAATAACACTTCTTGTTTAAATCCAAGAGGTTTTGTTTTTCTAATCCATCCTTTTCTGCCACCGCCATATAACCTTTGAACGCCAGCTTCTTTTGCGAATTTTTCTATATGTTCTAACATTTCTTTGAATTCTTCAAAGTTTCCGCCAAAAACTAATATATTCATTGCTTTGATTTGCGGAAATAATATTAACTCAGTAACCATTGCGGATTCCTTACCAGGCCATAAAAAGGCTATTCCATTTCTTATTTTATCCTCTATATCATCTATTGTATAGGTATCTTGATACTTCATTGCCTTTACAAGCAATGGCTTACATTTTTTCCATTCTATTTCCCACGGCTCTAGTTGCTCTTTTGGGAACAAATCAATAACTGTATTAATCGCCTTTTGCATATTCCACTACACTTGCAACTACATTAAGTACATTAGCGGCTGATGCCGTAACCTTTAAAATTTCTCCAGCCGTTAAAAGCAAACTTCTGCTTAATAATTCATGCGTAGTATCTGTTGCCATATCGTAAGTGTTATACAATGTAAATACATTAGATGAAGTATCAGTCAATGTAACAGTTATTTGCGCTTGTCCTGAGTGTGAATTATTAGCAATAATAGATTCCACAATAGCAAAATCAAAATCACCGCCAGTAGGTGCTGTATATAAAGTAGTTATAGATGTGGAGGTTAAATCTAATTTTGCGTTTGTTGCTCTTTGTATGTACTGTTTTTGAGAGGATAAATCCATTATCTTTTACCTCTGGCTTTGAGATCAAGACGAATATTACCAACTTCAAAAGTTTGGTCAGTATCACCTGTCACTGTCATTTGCACTTGCCTAGCACTAAAACGTGCATCGGTATAACCATCACTAGAATCAAAAGTAAATGAGCCAAAGTCTGTTGTTGGGCCAAGTGGTGTAAACTTGCCTTTAAAACTTAATACCACGCCAGGTAAGCTATTTGCTTCTGAATCAGGAATGATTTGATTGCATTGCATATAACGATCACCATTACCTAATTCGATTGGGCCTGACTCAGCAAACGGTACAGCAGTGCCCAAGTTAGGTGAATTACTAAGAGTAGTAGATTCATGCTGATAAACAAAACCAGCATTATCACAAGCAATCGGGTAATCCCAGATACCTTGATCTATCCAACAACCACGATCCATTGTACCGACTGACCATGCTTTTTCTGCATAGTTCCAAATAATATATTTGTCAGGTTTAGTGCTGTCTGTAGATGGAAAGAACCATACAAATTCATTGAAGTTTGAGTTGTGACCACCAGCAATTGTTTTTCTGTAACTGTAGTTTAAATCGTTAAATAAGTAATCATGCACATCACATGGTATTTCTTGTACTCTACCGTCAAATAAGAAAATAGCGTTTTCTCCTACCCATGATAAGAAATCACCAGAAGTTGCAATAGAGCGAGTTGAGATTGCTTTACAGTTTGTACCCGCATCTTGTATTCCATATACAAATGGATTGCCCGCATAAAACATTTTAGCGATGCCAGTATCAGTAAATATCATTACGTCAGTTTTCCACTTAACCGCACCGATAACTCTACCGCCTGTCGGCACTTGCAAATCACCCGCAGTATTGGTTGCTTTAGCTGTCCAATTAGTTAAATCTTCTCTGGAGCACCAAGATATTTTTCTAGGATCACCACCCGCACCTAATGCAACTACATGTCTTTCGTTAGTTACAACTACCCCTAAGTTACCAGTTGGTGCGTTAGTTATCGCTGTACCCGCAGCATCAGGTGTGTTTGTACCACCGCCATGTGGTCTCCATTGATATATTTTTCCATCAGATGCAGAGCAGAATATTAAAAACTCACCAAAGTTATCAAATGAAAATGAGGTAGTATTAAACAACAACCCTGACTGTGATCGAGCATCGCCATAATCTTCTACATCGTAATTATATGCACCATAGCCTAACGGATCATTTGAGGCATCCGTAACAAAACCAGATGGGGTAATGTCATACCAAGTATTGCGTGTTAAAACATAGACTTTTTGGCGAGTACCAACAGCTAGTATTTGATTGCCAGCATTATCGCTGTACGCATACATTGCGGTTGGCGTGCCTGTTAAGGCTGTTGGTTTTAGTTTTTCCCAACCACCGATAGGCCGTAAGTTGCCGTTTTGAAAACGCACAAGATCGCCATTTGTCCAGCGACCTTTTTGGGAATATTCAGTACCGTTAGTGACAATACCCGCTACTGGTGTAATAGGCAATAGAGCCATTATTACCTCATATATTTATTTTTAATAAATTCTTTTAATTGGTTGAATTTATCTTTATCAAGAATACGTAAGCCAATTACGCTGACCGCAACTATTATTAATATCCAAATTATAAAATCCATAGAACTTCCTAGCTATTATTTGAAATATAAGTATTACCAGTGCTAATTGCTGTGGTGTAAGATGATTTATCAGCACTTGATCCAGCTACATCTGGCGTATCATCATCCGAATCTACTGGTGCATAAGCCAGGACTGTAGATAAATGATCTACGTTTGCTTTTACTCTAGCATTTGCATCTGCCTGTGTGACTCCCGCAGACGGATCGGATGCGTTAACGTAATCTGATGCTTTGCCTTTGGTATTAATATCGTTAATTACGGTGACGCTATCGGTTGCCGCGCTTAACACTTCTGCTACTGTTTGTGCCATGTCTATTCCTCGTTACATTTACATTTAGTGTTTTTTAATTCTTCTATTTCTGCTGAAAGTTCTTGTATTGCTTTTACTAACATAGTTACTACTGAACCTTTAGCTACTCTTTGTGTTCCACTATCAGATTCTCTCCACATCCCAAAGCCATCTTTTATTTCTGGATGCTTGTCTATAG